AGAAATGCGGTGAGGCTATGCGCCCCACCGCTTATCGTTAGTATCGGTAAAGGCCGAACATTTTCGTAAAGTCACGAAAAAGCTAAACTATGAGATTTGTTATGCGCAGCTACCGCATGCCCCGCAGGGTGCAGACGAAGCCCAAGGGTTACATGTGATGTAAGCCGGAGTCGGGCAAGGCCGCAGCTGAGATACGAGGTAATTGTTCTGCGCAGCCTGCGAAGCCGCAAGCTTGAGGTTCTGGTTCTCGGTCTGCAAATCCTGCATCTTGCTGTTGACGAGGAAATCGAGAATTGCCTTGCTGTTGCTGTTTGCGTTGTCGATAATGTCGCGTGTTGCGTTCTGCACAGTGTTGCGAGTATCGCAAGCCTGCGTTGCCATATCATAACGCACCTGAGCAATTGCCGCGCGGTTCTCGCAGCAGCACTCCTGAGCCTGCATCTGCATTGCGTTCAGCTGCTGCATAAGTGCGGCCTGCTGATTGCAGCGCGACAGCTCGGAAGAGTAGAAGCCGTTTGTGACCGCCTGAGTGACACCGGCAAAGCCGTTAAGCATTCCCGTGTTCATGGCATAGAAGCCGTCACACAGGCCGTTGTTAACGTTGTCAAGCTTTCGCTCGATGTTTGCAAAGTCGGAAGTCAGAACGTATCCGTCCATCACTCCGCCATTGTTACCGCCCCAGCCGTTGCCGCCCCAGCCGAAAAGCACGATGAAAAAGAGGATTATCCACCATCCATCACCGCCAAAACCGCCGAAGCCGCCGTTTGCTGAGGTTGGTGCAACCGGCATGGTCATTACCGGCGCATCAGAAGAAATCGCCATTGTTTAGTTTTCCTTTCGATATGTATTTACAAATACCCGGCCGGATAAAATGTACCTACTTCATAAGCGTCTGGAACTGTTGCGCAAAGCTCTGCGCCTGGTTAAGCTGCTGTTGTGTTATTTTTCCGCTTTGCAGCATTTTTTGCACTTCCTGTTGCGGGTCTCCCTGAAACGTGCTTTTAAATTGCTGAAAGCGCTGCACGAGCTGCTGAAACTGCGGATTAACTCCGCCGCCGAGAGCTTCAAACAAAGGATTACTCATTGCTTACCTCCTTCGGCATAAGCGCCGCGACCTGCTTTACAAGTGTCTCATACTCCGCCCGGGTCACATAGTCCGCAGTCGGCTGAGCCGGTGCGCTCTGCGCTCGTTCCGTGTAGTCAAGAATGCGCATAGTCGGCATGCCTGCCGCGTCAACGGATTTAAGATAGATCGTTTGCCGTTCGCTGTCCCAAAGCGGAACAGTGTTTCCGGCAGCTACTAAATACGCTTTACCTGCCGCCTCTCCCTGCACCCAGATCATGCCCTGCTGTGCAGGCTGCTGCTGTGCTCGCATCTGCGCGAGGTTGTCCATCATAGGCGGCTGATAATATGATTGCCCATACATGTTGCCGTAACCGTAAGCCATGATTAATCCTCTCTTTCAAAGTAATAAACCGGCACTTCCTCGCCGCTGTCCCACGTGTCGTAGTAATCGCCGTTTACGACGGCCACGACGTGCCCGGACAGTGCAAGGACATAAACGCCGTGCGGATGTTCATCGGCGAAGGCGGCGACTGTGTAGCACTCCGGGCAAGCATCTGGCAGCATGCGCTGTCTAAAGCCGTTGGCTTTGAGGTAACTTCCCCAGACGCTGTTTCCCGAGGGCATGTCGTGCGCTCTCAGACCTTCAACGCACAAAGCGAGATAGGTCTTTTCCCAGTCCGTTCCCATTGCTTTTGCAATTGCTCTCACTGCGCAATCGCCGACGCGCTTAGCGCCCGGATTAGGATTAAAAAACACAAACATTTCGCCGCCTCCCTTTACCTAAAGCTTAAAGCTTTTCCGCTTTCAAAGGGGGTAACTAATGTCCGTGTTATGGGGAAAATGGGCGTAAAAAAAGGGGAGGTTTTGCCTCCCCTCAGCTTTTGAAAAGCCGCTCGTAATTATGTTCTATTTTGGCTCTTGCCGTTGTGATTCTCTTCGAGACGGTTTTTCGGTCAAGCCCTATTTCTTCTGCTATGTCTATCTGCGGAATTTGCTGAATGAAATACAAATCCGCTATCCTACTGCCCTCGCGCCCGAGATTGGAGCTGTATATAAGCTCATCCCACTTCTCGCGCGGCAGCATTGCCATGTCCGGCCTGAGCCGTAATCGCGCCTGTGTCATTTATCACACTTCGGCTTATCGTACTCCATAGCCTGTCTGCTGTCGCTGACTCCGGCAGTCGTCGGGTCTGTGACTACGCCGAGAATGGTAAGCACCGCGAACAGCGCGTTTACAACGGCCAGCAGCTTGTCGCCCAGCGCGTCAAGCTTCAGATCGATGCCGAACACCGCAGCCACCACCTGAACAAGCAGCAGCAGCGCCGGGATGAGCGCGAGCCAAAAGGTTTTGTTTTTAAGTCTTACAGTCCAGTTGATTTTCATAAATGTGCCTCCTGTTAATGATGATGATTTTTCATGTCGTCTTCAAGATCGCTTATGCGATGGTTGATTACCTTAATCTGTTCCTCTACCACAGGCATACGCTTTGCAAACTTGTTGTGCTCCCTGACCTCTCGTGTCAGCTCGATCACCTTTGTTTCCATTACCGCCTGTGATTTGCTGTTGCTGATAAGTACGCCGATAAGCGTCAACACGCCGGTTATGATAGCTACGACTACACTTTCAACCATTATTTTTTAATTATCCTCTCGCAAAAAATTATCGTCCTTAGCATGTCCTCGGTCAGGTCAACCACGCCGTCGCCCTTGCCCTGAATAACGCCGTCGGCCATAAGCTTCTTAACCGTGTCGCGGTAAAGCCCTTCGGGAACGTCGTTGACCGTTTTCCATCTGACCATTTCTTCATCCTCGCTTTCTGCTGTATATTTCGGTCTGCCGAAGCCGTAGACCGTGCCGCTGTTAAGGCTGTGTCTGACGCGCTGGACGGCGTTGCCGTAGTTGCCCTCTATGGTAACGAACGTGTTGCCGCTAACACTTTCGACAATGCCTGTGTGACACGGAAGGCCATCGCGCGTGTCTTTCTGGAAATACTGATCGCCTACCTGCGGCTTGGTGAAAAGCCTTGCCTGAGCCGCGTAATACTTCGCCCAGCTGACGCAGCTTGCGCCGTATGGCCCGGTAAGGCACAGAACATCCTTTGCCTCGCTCCCGGCAATGCGCCAGAAGCACCACGCCACAAAGCTTGTGCACCATTCATAGCCGTTCTTCGGCGTGTTCCAGAATTTCGCCTTATCGAGCTCGGCCTGAAACATCGTGAAGTTGCCCCGTCCGGCATTATCCGTGAAACTGTATAAGTCTTTATTCGATGCCTTTTCCTTGTAGCCTATGTATTTTGCAGCTAACGTGAGTACCTGTTTCGGGGTTATGTTCATGGTTGAAAAATCACTGTCCTTTATTATCTCGGTGGGCATTTTTTATTTTACCCATCTCGCGCCCTACGAGATGATCTTCAATTTGTGGCGGTTGTAAATCTTCAAGGATAGCTATTCTTTTTTGGGGCTTGTGCTGTCTATCTAAACTGAGCCGCCGCAGTTTTCTTTTTTCAAGCCGCCTATTTATAAGCCCCCGAACGGCAGGGGGCAGTATTGCAAACGGCATTAATGCCGGTCACAAGCTACGCATCCTCCCACGCGCTCGGCAGCGCCGACGCATCGTGTACAACATTATCCTGCAAGCACCTGTGTACCTTGCCGGAAGCGTCCTTGTAGCATTCGCCGGTCATGTACATGCCGCTCGTTCCGAGAGGGGCTACCCATGCCTTAGCCTTTGCAGGGTCTTTCGTGTGGCACAGCCCCCACAGCGCGCGCAGAGTGGACGGTCTGCCCTGATAATTCGCGGCGTTGTACGGCTGTATAAGCGTCCACACCTGCCCCTCGTCGGCTACCGGCGTTCCCACAGGACATGCGCTGTAGTCCTTCATCGCGTCGAAATCCGGCACGGCGATTTCTGCGGCTATGATCTCGGTGCCGGTCATGTTATTAGCCTTTGTTCGCAGGGCTGCGGCATCGTCCGCGCCTTTTTCCTTCATTTTGGTCATGGCCTCTGTCTTTGTCATACGCTGTTGACTCCTTCCTTGTATGCCGCCTCAAGGTCGCCGGTGCTCACGGCGTTTTTTAGCTCGCTGTCCTTGTCCGCTACAACCTGTGCGCCGTTTACCGTTTCTATCTCGCACTTCGGCTCAGTGCCGTGCAGGCCGTCATCGGTAAGCCGGAATACGGTGTCGGCTATCTGCGTTACCGTTTCGCCGGTCTCCGTGTCGGTGTATTCCCTTGCAATTTTCGCGCATATGCCCTCCGCTTCCGCTTCATTGCACAGCACATAGCAGCCGTTTGTGTGCAGCCGGATATATACGAAGCTGTCGGAATATCCGGCGATTTCGTTGTCTACTTTTATTGCGTACATTGATTACACCTCCTGGATTAAAAACAGAACGCAAAGGCAATGCCAAGACTAATGGAGTAAGTGGCGGTGGAGATGTTGCCGTATTGAGTTACGCAGCATCGGCCATTGGTGGGAAGGTCACTCTTTGAACCCAACCACCAAGCACTAACTTCGCCGTTTATTTTCTTTTTCTTGCTGTTTCCGGCGGCGTAGTAGGTGTACTGTGTGCCCTCGACGTATGTTGCCTTCTCGTTGGTTCCGAACACCTCATTTTCCGTAAGGCTGAAAAGCTTCGGGGAAACACTTTCGTTGTTTATCGTCTTGCTGACGGGTTTTACGGCATTCTGTATGCTCTGCGGCAGCTTTGTAATGAGACTGTCCCATGTTGCCTTCCATGTATATCTTGTGTTAAGGCAGTCGTGCAGCTGTAAGGTCAGCGGCGCAATCCCTCCGGCGGCGTAGGTGTCGTGGCTTTTGCCGATGATATCGACCAAATAGTCTGCGCCGTCTATCGTCATAGTCTTGCTGTCGCCTACGCTCCACGTGTCGGGTACGCTGCCGCTTTGACAGGCAGCGATTATCTGCTCCCACGTGTTTGACGCAAAGCTGGAGTTGAGGAAATTCGCCGTCACCGCGCAGGTCTTGCTTGCAGGCGCGGTGTGGTTCGTGCCCTCCGCTACGCTCACGGTTATTGTCGCGCTGCCGCTTGCCTTGCCCGTCACCGTCACCGTGCTGCCGCTCACGCTTGCCGTTGCTATGCCCGGGGCGTTGCTCACGGCGCTTATCACACCGTCGCCCGTTCTCGTAACGGCGATGCTTGCGCTCGTTGTACTGCTGTCCAGCGTCAGTGTTGTCGGGCTTATCGATAAGCTGCCCGCCGCCTTCCCGATACTCCAGCTCACGCTCTTCGCCGTCGTCGTGCCGTCAGGCCAGCGGTAATTTGCCTTCGGCGTGAATGTTGCCGTGTAGCTTCCGGCGTTCGTGCCGGAGGTCGTGCCGCCGATTGTCATCTGCGTCGCGCTGTAGCCGCTCCATGTGGGGGACTGACTGCTCCCGTTATACGTCAATGCTCCGCTCTGACTCGGAACGGCCGAAATGGTCTTTTTATTGACTGTAACGGCGGTTGTGCTTGTTTTGGTAACTCCGTGCTCGGTGTAGCTGATCGTGACGCTTTGGCTCCCCACGCTTGTGAACGTTGTCGGGCTTATGATGTAATTGCTTACAGCCGCCGAAGCTCCGTCGCTGTATGTCGCTGTGACGACCATTCCGGCGCTCTGGAAGCTGTCGCCGTATTCATACACCGTTTTCGCCGGCGGCGTTGTTACCGCTATGGACACAAGCCTTACGCCTCCGCCGCCTCCGACCATGTTGAACACTAAGCTCATGCCGTTGCCTCCGTTCTCAGAATGTTGACTGTAAGATTTTTCGTGGGCGTAACGTCGCAGTGAAAACTCATCTTGCCCGCCGTTGTCACATTGTCGGCGTAGATCATCGCCTCGGCATAGTCCTTGAAGCTGTCCCCTGCCGGGCACACCGTATAGGCATAGCCGCTTGCAATGAACCTGCTGTTGCTGACTGTCTGTGCGCCTGCGCTCCACCCTGCCGCCGTCAGCGTCACGGTAAAGGAGTCCGCCTTTCCGCTCTTCCCGTTCCATGCCGTCCTCTCCGCGGCGGTAATGTGCATGACGGTGTTTTCCGCGTGGGTGTCCAGATTGCCCTGCACAACCCCTGCCGCGCCCTCTGCGTCCGCCCCGACCATTGCGGCGGTGTAGTCGCCTGCCTGAGGCGCAACAGCGCCAGAGCGTCCGTTGAAGCTTGAAACACCGCCTCCGGCAACTCCCTGTGCGGCCATAGCCCAATACTTGGCGTTGTTCGTGTCCTCGCCGGTTCGCGTGCCTGTGCCGCCGACTGCCCAGCTCTCGGACAGCTTGCTGCTCGCCTGTGCGCTTTGTGCACTCGCTCCGGCGCTCTGTGCGCTCCCCGCCGCCGCGCTCTTGGCGCTCTCTGCCGCAGTCTTGGCACTCTGTGCGGAAGTATTCGCGGCCTCGGCATCTGTTTTCGCGGTCTGCGCCGAGGTGTTTGCAGTCTCGGCCTTGCTCTGCGCCGACTGAGCTGCTGC